CAGGTCAAAGGATATGGCAAAGCAAAAAGACCCTAAAATTGGAACAGGTAAAAAACCAAAAGGAAGTGGTAGGCGATTATACACAGATGAAAATCCTAAAGACACAGTTAGCATCAAGTTTGCCACGGTCTCAGATGCCAAAGACACCATTGCAAAAGTTAAAAGAATCAATAAACCATATGCGAGAAAGATACAAATCCTTACTGTACTCGAACAACGAGCCAAAGTATCTGGGAAGAAAGAACAAGCAAGACTTGCCAAAGCAGGAAAAGAACAAATAAGAAGGAAACATAAAAAAGCATGATAGAGTTTGTGTTAGTGTTTATGATGGGAATAAGAGTAGTAGACCAAACACAAATCTTTCAAGATATAGATAGATGCCTATACTTTGCAGAGAGATTAACTAGTCAACCTACAATACCTCAGATGGAAGGAGCTAATCTACGGATAACAGCATACTGTAAGCCTAGAAGGAAAAGATAATGTTAGCAGAACTTGCAGCAGCAAATGCAGCCTTTAGTGTAATCAAAAGTTTTATATCTAATGGTAAGGAACTTTCAGGTTGTGCTAAACAAATATCAGATTTTGTATTTTCTAAAGAAGCTATAGAAAAAAATCTTAAAAAGAAAAAAGCTAAAGGCATAGGTGGTGGAGATTTAGAAGAGTTCATGGCTCTTGAGCAGATAAGAGAAAAAGAAGAAGAACTCAAGCAGATGATGATATATCTAGGCAGACCGGGATTATGGCAGGATTGGCAACAGTTTCAAGCTGAAGCAAGAAAGACTAGACGTTATCAAGAAAAGATGGCACAAAAACGTCAAGAAGAAATAATGGAATACATAGGATATAGTATAGGTTTTATTATAATAGTATTCTTTGCAGGATTAGCAGCTTGGTTTGTTGGTAAATGGACAGGAAAATTTTAACACCATGTATAGGTGTATGCAAATTAAAAAATAATATATGTATAGGTTGTAAAAGAACAATACAAGAAATTAAAGAAGCATATGATAAAGTAAAGGAAACATAATGGCAATAGCAAAAAAGAAAAAATCAAGCTCACCTAAACCAAAGAATCCTGCACTATACTCAAGAGTAAAGTCAGAAGCTAAGAAAAAATTTTCAACATATCCTAGTGCATATGCAAATGCATGGCTTGTACGTACATATAAGAAACGTGGTGGAACTTACGCATAATGACTAAACCTAAGAATAGTGGATTAACTAAATGGTTCAAGGAAGATTGGCGAGATGTTAAGACAGGTAAAAAATGTGGTAGGTCAGGTAAAGATAAAAAGTCTAGACCTTATCCTGCTTGTAGACCAAAAGCAGTTGCAAGTAAAATAACTAAACAGGAAGCAAAGAAAAAAACAGGACCTAGCAAAGTTAAATGGTCAGTTACTGCTTCAGGAAGAAAAAGAAAAACTAATAAAGTTAAGAAGAGGATAGCATGAGTAAGTATCCGGGAGTAAAAAGATTACCATCAGGAGGTATAGAGTATCGTGGGAAAAAGTTTACAGGATTTAATAAACCTAAAAGGTCTGACAGACCGGGTAAAAAAGGCATGGTCTTGGCTAAAGAAGGTGATAAGATTAAGCTTATACACTATGGTGATTCTTCAATGGGTCACAATTATTCATCAGAAGCTAGGAAGAGTTTTAAAGCTCGTCATGCTAAAAATATACAAAAGGGTAAGATGTCAGCAGCTTATTGGGCAGATAAAAAATTATGGGCAGGAAAAAGTGGCAGCAAAAAAGCACCACCTAAAACCCAAAAACATACAAAAGGAATCAGAAGAGCATAAAAGAAAATGGTATGATTGGTTGAGAGGTAAGTAATGGCTATAGGTAGAAGTAGTATATCACAACAAATTAAAAAACCTAATACTAAAAAAGTAAAAAAAAGAAAGATTAAAAAGAAATGAGTACATCAGGTACATATAATTTTTCTATGGATATTGATGAGGTTATCCAAGAAGCCATGGAAATGATAGGTGGTGAGCCTACTCTAGGACTTGAGCCAAGGTCTGCAAGAAGGTCAATTAACTTATTATTATCTGATTGGCAAAATAGAGATATAATGTTATGGACTGCAGAAACTTCTACCATTACTGTTTCGGCAAGTGTAACTACATATGCTTTAGCATCTTCAAGTATAGATGTATTAGAAGCAGTTATTAGTAGAAATGACAATGATATACAATTAGAACGTATATCTATGCAAGAATATTTAAAGATACCAAATAAAAAACAAGCAGGTAAATCTACTCAATATGCAGTAAGACATGAAAGAGATAATCCTGAAATATATCTATGGCCCTTGCCTGAAAACTCTACAGATAAAATTAAAGTAGAATTAATTAGATATATGCAAGATGTTAATAAATCTGCAGTACAAACACCTGACATTGCAAGAAGATTTTTACCTTGTTTAACTGCAGGAGTTGCATACTATATGTCAATGAAACGACCTAATGTTGATATGAATAGAATTGCAATGATTAAAACAGAATATGAAGAAAGACTTGCAAGAGCTTTAACTGAGGATAGAGAAAGAGTAAGTTTATTAATTAAACCAAAGATTAGTATATAATGGCAAATAGCAAAAATGTATTTGGTCTATGTGATATATGTGGATTTAGATATAGATTAAATCAATTAAAAAAAACTAGCTATGGTTCTATGGTATGTCCTACAGATTATGATGGTGCATATGATTTAAAAAATCATCCTCAAAATAAAGCACCAAATACTAGAAGAGAAATGTTTATTCAAAATGCAAGACCTGACCCTAGAACAGATATACAATCTAATTGGGAGTCATTAGAAGAAAACTGGGAAAATAAAAATAATAATTGGAATATGGTATGAGTACATTTACAGGACAAAAAATTGCAAACAGTTATAAAAACTTACTTCAGGTAAATACTAGTAATAGTGATTTATCTTCTACGCTAATTACAGTAGAAACAGGAGCGGGAAATTCAACACCCTTACAACTAGCTACAGATAAAGTAAATGTAAATGGTACACTTCAAATAGGTGGTGTAGCCTTAACTGCAAATGTAACTGCATTAAATAATATTGCAGATTTATCAAGTCTTACAGGAATTATAGTAGGTGATTCAGGAACTCTTGCGGGTAGAACTCTTACAGGAAGTAGTCCTATATCTATAAGTAATGCAAATGGTGTTGCGGGTAATCCTACAATAACACTTGCAACTACAGGTATAACGTCTGCTACTTATGGACCTTTAGGTAAATTTAATATTGATACATATGGTAGAGTAATAAGTGTAAGTGTTGCAACTACAGTTTCTTCTAATGCTTTTGTAGGTGGAACATTTAATGGCTCTTCACTTATAGTAGAAAATGATGTGTCTATAGGTGGTGATGTAGTTATTGTAGGCACTACAAATATGAAAACAGTTAGTGCAACTGATGCAACACTTAATAATTTAACATTGATAAATTCTAACTTAAACGTAGGAATAGTAAGTGCGACTACAGTTAATACAAGTGTATTAAACGTAGCTGTAGCAAGTATAACTGATTTAACTGCAGGAACAATAAGTTTTAGTGATACATCAGTAAGTTCTTTAAATGCCACTAACTTTTTTGCAGTAAGTGCAAATGCAACAAGATTATTTAAAGCAGGTGTAACTGTTGGTACTGAAACACAAATAGCAGCAGTAAGTGCATTAACTAAAACTAACTTAGATTCTATTACAAATATTAATAGTGTAATAACTTCTGTTAATAGTTTAGCAGTTGCAGTAAGTGCTTTAACTAAAACTAATCTAGATGCAATTACAAGTATAAATGACGTTACAACTTCTATTAATGGAGTAATAGGAACAGGTGCTGTTGCAGCTATAACAAGTATAAATAACGTTACAACTTCTATTAATGGAGTAATAACTTCTGTTAATGGTTTAGCAGTTGCAGTAAGTGCTTTAACTAAAACTAATTTAGATGCAATAACATCTATTAATATAGTTACAACAAGTATTAATGGAGCTACAACAAGTATTAATAGTGCAATAACTTCTGTTAATAATTTAGGAGTTGCAGTAAGTGCTTTGACTAAGACTAACTTAGATGCAATTACAAGTATAAATGACGTTACAACTTCTATTAATGGAGTAATAGGAACAGGTTCTACTGCAGCTATAACAAGTATTAATGGAGTTACAACAAGTATTAACGGAGCTATAACAAGTATTAATGGAGTTACAACAAGTATTAATGCAGTTACAACAAGTATTAATGGAGCTTTTACAACTTTAAGTGCAACAATGGCAACTAGTATTAATAATCGAACAACTGCTATAGCTACAAATTCTGCAGCTATAACAAGTATTAATAATGTAACAACTTCTATTAATGGAGTAGTAGGTGGAATAGGAGACCCTATACCATTTGCTATTGCATTAGGTTAGTTTATAAAGTATAATATAGTAATAATAAGGAAACATTATGGCAAATAATTTTAAAGTATCAGTAGTAGCAGGAGTAGGTACATCACCTACAAGTGCTTATACTTGTCCTGCAAATAGTACAGAAACTACTATAATAGGATTAAGTTTAGCAAATATATCTACATCACAAATAACTGTAACTGCTCATGTAAGTATAGGTGCAGCAGGGAATGGTGTTGCAAGGCTAGTTAAAGATGCTCCTATACCTGTAGGTTCTAGTTTAGTTGTGGTAGGTGGAGACCAAAAATTAGTTTTAAAGAATGCAGACCATGTAATGATTACATCAAGTGCAGTTAGTTCAGTAGATGTAGTAACGAGTTACTTGGAGATTTCTTAATGGCTTATACAGGAAATACTGTACCTGCTAACTTTCAATCTTTACCTGCAGTTGTAAGATTCAATGGTACAGGTTCATTAAATACATTTTCTTTAGGTAGAATAATAGAAAATGTACAATCAATAATTGTATCAGTAGATGGTGTTGTACAGGACAGTTCTAAGTACACTGTACCTGATGGCACAACTCTTACTTTTGGTACAAATGAAATACCCCCTGTAGGAACAGGTAATGTCTTTGTATACTTTCTTGGATTAGCAGCAGGAAATGTAACACCTGCACCTGAGAACAAAGGTAACTTTAAAAATGGTGGTATGTTCAGAACTAACGCACAAGCCTTAGATACAAACATAACAATACTTGCCACAGAAAATGCAAATGTTACAGGAGACCTTACAGTTAACAGTGGTGTTACATTGACAGTCAATAGTGGTGGAAGGTTGGTGATATCGTGAGTACAATTAAAGTTCAAAACATAGCACACACAAATGGCACTAATGCTATGACTATTAGCAGTGGTGGTGTTGTTACTCAACCAAACAATCCAATGTTTAAAGCTACGGGTGCAGATAACGTAGCAATAGCTAA